CATGCAAGTGCTAACTTTTACGTAATATACACATATTCTGTTTCATGTTTTAATTGTCAGCTTATAGTTGGCAGACTTCACTTGTAAGACCCTTTGAGTGTTCGTGCGAGTTATTTTAACTCGCCAACACACTTACTGATAAGGTCTTTGTGGATGGATTTGTGGCCTTTTACCGCGTGAAATCACGCGGCCTAAAGTTTTCACCCTAATATCGTCCCTGTCATTTTCAAACATATTAGGATCTAAATCATCGTCATCAGCACATATGTGTGATGCGTAAAAGTATGCATTACATACTTTTATTTAACCAGTCTCATCTCTTTTCTTGTTTTAGTTAAACATTAAAGGTCTTTTGACCGGTTTGCTCCTACCGGAGCCCCTGGACTTTTGTCCAAATTTTACTTTTTCACAGATTTGTAGTAAACAAATTGTATTAGTTTATGATGTTTTAATCTTCAAAAACGTCTATCTGCCTTCGTGGCCAGGTTAGGTGTGCGACCTTTCTAAAGCACACCCTATTTTGCCGTGGGGGGGCGCTTCTTGCGCCACCCCGATTAGTCACCCGAAGTAGAGTGTCATTAATCATTTTTCTCTATGGAAACGAACTTTGTTGAGCCGATGTGGTCTCGTAACCACCCATACTCAACACTGGAAAAACGAACATCTAGATTAGGATTATTTGACATAATTCTTTACAGCGAAATCCCTAACGGGAGTAGTAGCATTCGGGCGCGAACCTTGAGCTTCGTCTTTGGATTTGTTTACAAATCTTTTGATGAAGCTTATAGGTTCGTTTGGTACTAGTAGGCATGATTTTAGACAATCTATTAATCATGCAATCACTTATTCTAAACGAACTTATTTGCTTCATCGTTTTCTTCTTCATTAGCCTTGTCCTTTTGGCACACCGCATCTACCAGATGCATTTCTCCCCTATTCTTCCCCAGAACGGAGGAGAAAACAACCTCAGATCTTCTCTTCTTCACGAGCTGTCGCTCCTTAACAGGAAACGCAACAAGCGGAGTAGCGATTTTCGAAGAATTGCCCAGATCAAAGAAAGATTAAAGTCTTTCAAACCTTTTGATCGAAACAAGGGGGCTTACAGAACTTATGGATTTACTCCCCAGTCAGGTTTTGATCCCCTCTACCGCAAAATGATGTACACTTTCGTTAATTGTTATCTCAATTCTGCCTACGTATTTATGCGCAGAATGTGCTTTATTGATAGCTATTACACTTTGTGCGCACGTCTGTTCGCCAAGAGACAAACCACCCATGTTTTTAACACCGTTGAACAGTTTTCCAAACCTATTTATCCTTTTATGGATCCAAATTTGGCCAATCTGGAGCGTATTACTTATTTGATATGTTCTATTGCCGATTCCAAATCCTACATTGGTGTGACCAGTGCTATTCTCCAATTTATCCGAACAGAATACAATAGTTGCTTAGTGGGAGATCTTTATTCTCACATTGAACATTATTTAATGCCAGTCGAACCTCAATTTGGTGAAGATTGTTTCCGCACTATCGCTTCATTTAAGAACGATTTTGCAAAATTTTCCAACACTAAATTGTTTCAATACATTCGAAAGAGCTTCTCTGTTATCGTGGGGCTTGGTTATTGTAAAGCTTTTAATGTTCCTTTCACTATTGAAGGTCTGACTATTTTTGATGCTTCTGTTGAACCATCAAAATTTGTTGCCACTGATGCTCTCATCTTATTTTCCGAATTAGTAGAGGAAATGGGAAGAGTCTTTAGCGCCTGCTTTGCAACCAAGTCACTTTCTCCTTTTTTATTTTCCGATGCAGACGCCGAGACAATTGAACACCTTTACCTGGAGATGGTAGAACTAGTTCCATATATGATCAACGGAGATTTGGAGTCTGCGGATTCCACTCCTGAATCTTTCTGGACACAATTGGATCTTCTGAATAGCAAATTATTGTCGGCACACGCCGGTGCCAATCATCCTGCTGAGAAATTACAGTTGTTCAATAGATTGGTCACTGTTCGCAAGTGGATCTCAGAGTTTAACGTTGTTCAGAACTCCGGGTCTCTACGCGAAGCTCCATTCTGTGTTTCGTTTTCAGGACCCTCAGGAGTAGGAAAGACTACTATTGCTAATCTGATCAACATCTCTATATTGAAATCTAACAATTTCGATGCTGATCCAAAAAAGATTGTTTCTCACAACGAGAACGATAAGTATTTTTCTAATTACCGCGCAGATGTTACTTCTATTATTCTTGACGACTTGGCCAACACAAATCTGGATTTCTTAACGGAATCCCCATTGGTTAGTCTTCTTAAGTTTAAGAATAACAATCCTGAATATGCTGTCATGGCCGATTTGGCCTCTAAAGGCAAAATTCCTGTTAGGCCTAAAACTCTTATTGTCACTACTAATGTGCAAGATTTCAAAGCAGGCAAGTTCTCTAACTGCCCACTTTCCATGTTGCGCAGAGTAGACGTTCATGTCGAAGTTTCTGTCAAACCTGAATTCCGCGTTGACGGAACCAATTTCTTGGACCAAGGAAAAGTCTTAGAATTCCTCGAGACCAAAGAAGGTTCAGAGAAACTTTATTCCGATATTTGGGAGTTTCGTGTAGCCAGAGCAGTTGATACGGACCCAAGGCGCCCTGAAGACAATAACGTTAGTCTCATTAACCTCGTGTGCGGGACTCAATATCCTTTCAATGCATCTGTAAGTGAACGTGGAGTGTCTATTGATGTAAATCAACTCACCAAGTTGTGCATCAAACTATCGCACGTGCATTTCCGCAACCAGAAGACCACTGTTCGCAACGCCAACCAGCTTCATAAGATGGTTGATATTTGCCAAGAGTGCAACTATCCTATGCATTGTTGTGAGTGCATCCAAGTTCAAGCCGGAATGACTCAAGAAAATTTGGAAGAAAGAATTTCTTATTATCAGAATTGCCAGAATTATTATTGCTATAGATTGTTTTCCCGCTTCTTTCTTGGTTTACCTTCAACGCGCGTATTGGCTTTTCTTGCATGTTCTAAATATTGGAAAGAATTTGTCATTCGCAATTTGGCAGCTTACTCGTTCCTCATTGCGTTGTTCTATTTTGCTTTCCCTGTGTGCTGGAAGTTTATCTTTCTATTTATTGTCGTCCATAGTGTCCATGATTCATATCAAATGTTGAAAGAGTATGATTTATGCTGCTTGCACGCTTCGCTAAAACCTCATTTCTTTCGGAACTTGACTAATAGGGTCAGAGATACGAATTTGGTTTGGCTATTGGGAGGCGGTGCTTCAGCCATCTTAATAGTAGGAGCTTTTCGCTCTCTCATTAGGGCTTATAAGTATGCTATTCACTCAGGTTTTTCACCTAAAACGGAAAGCGAATTGATGGGCAAGTTGTCGGTTCCCAACCAATGGGATCGCACTGTAGTCACTCCCCTTCCCGCTACGAAATGCGCTTTGTCCACCACTACCGAACGCAGCATCGCTAAGATTTCGAAAAATGTCGTTTATGTGAGATATATCGTAGGGGATGAACCAATTACCACAACCAATGGTTTTTTCATCAGCAGCAATGTTTTGCTCCTGCCCTTCCATAACATACCAAAGTGCGATTTTTCACTTGAGGTTATTCGTGGGCCTACGGTTTCCCCCCATAATTCTTTCACTTCGAAGGTTTCCGCTGACCATATTTATGAATTTGAAAACAAGGATTTTAGCCTTGTATACATTTCTAACGGAGGCGATTGGGCTGATATGACGCCATATTTTCCTTTGGATATTCCTAGGAATTGCGGTTTCGTTATGCCTTATCGCTCTAGGGATGGGTCGATTTCCACTTTTAAAGGTAAGACTGCCAATAATGAAGTGTTTAACGGATTTCGCAAATTCCAGGGGAGTTACTATAAGTTGGATAAGCCTACCTTTAACGGGTTGTGTATGGCGCCGTTGATTAGTGATTCAGTTGCAAATATTGTCT